ATCATGTTAGGAACATATCACTATCACGAAATTATAAGAAAGACAATCATTGCTTTTGGCACTCTCTTCAACACGATTGAGATTCGCCACAAAAAGCAGGATGGGTCTGCTTATTCTACTATGAAAGTTCCTATTGCATATGGTCCAATTGAAAAGTTCCTGGCAAGACTTGAGCAGAAACCAGATATCAGAAAAAGAGTTGCAATTACTCTTCCCAGATTAGCATTTGAATTGTCTAGTATTCAATATGATAATACTAGAAAGGTTTCAACGATGCAAACCTTTAAAGCATTTACAACGGATGGGACAAAACTTGCAAGGAAAGTCTTCATGCCAGTTCCATATAATTTGGGATTTAGACTTTCAATCATGTCACAATATAATGAAGATGCATTACAAATTATAGAACAAATTCTCCCAATTTTCCAACCATCATTCAATGTTAGCGTTGATTTAGTAGAATCAATTGGAGAAAAGAGAGACATTCCAATGGTTCTTGATTCAGTTTCATTTGATGATAACTATGAATCTGGTTATGATGAAAAGAGAGTCATTATTCATACATTAGACTTTACTGCAAAAACATATCTGTTTGGTCCTATTGCTGATAGTTCAGAAGGACTAATCAGAAAGGTACAAGTTGATTATCATACTAGCACAGATAAAGCAACTGCAAAGAGAGAACTTAGATACGTTGCTGAACCAAGAGCAATTAAAGATTATAATAATGACGCAGTAACTACTCTTGCAGAAGATATTAGTAGCACTGTGACTAAATTCCAAGTCACAAATGCATCAAGTCTTGCAGTTGATAGTTACATTGCAATTCAAAATGAACTGATGTATATCAAAGAAATTGATAATGAAACAATCACTGTTAAAAGAGCCCAAGATGGATCAACTAGTGATTCATATATTCAAGGAACTGCAATTGATGCAGTCAATGCTGATGATGATGCATTGATTGAAGTTGGTGATGACTTCGGATTCAGTGAAACTCGTTATGATTTTGGTGACGGAAGATCTTATAGTACAACTAAGGGAGTAGATGTATGAGTGAAAAATTTGAAAAAATCAATCAATCCTTAGATGTAGAAGTCACTGCAAATGAAGTAGTAAGAGAAACTAAGAAGCAGTTAGCAGAAATTGAGAAGAAAAGTGACTCTACTACTGACTATGAGTATACTAGAGGAAATTTATATTCATTAATTGAAAAAGGACAAGAAGCAATCAATGGTATTCTTGAACTAGCAGAAGAAGGTCAGCAACCAAGATCGTATGAAGTCGTTGGACAATTGATCAAAAGTGTTGGTGACGTAACAGATAAGTTAATTGATCTTCAGCAGAAGATGAAGGATCTAAATAAAGAAGAGAAGAATACTCCAACTACTGTTAATAATGCATTGTTTGTTGGATCAACCGCAGAACTACAAAAACTCCTAAAGCAAGGATTTAGCAAAGAATGAAAACTTTCAAAAACTTTATGGAGGCGTCAACTTGCCTTCACACAAAAGAAGGGGAGAAGTGTCCAGTTCATGGCACGAAAGAATGCCCAGAAGTTATTGAAACACCAAGAAAGAAAAGTAAAAATTATCTTTTGAATAATAAAACAATTGGTGAAGCAAAAGAGAAAGACCATGAATATTCAATGGCACGGTCTGAACTAAAGACTGTAACTAATGCAGCAAAACGTCTTCAGAAGAAGATGGGCAAAAAAGGTGAAGGAAATCTTCAGGCATGGGTACAATCAAAAATTACTAAGGCAGCAGATTACATTGATACGGCAGCAGATTATGTCACTAATGAAGAAACCATTGTAGAAAAACTGGATGGAAAAACACCAAGAGATCCTGGTTATTCGTTGAAGGACTGGTTTAAGGGTTGGGTTTAAACTGGTGGAAAATATGATGGAAAACCTTGTGCTAAGCAACCAGGTCAGACCACTAAACCTTATTGTAGAGATGCGGATGTTCGTGCATCAATGGATCCTGAAGAGAGAGAAAGAAG